CAGCTCTTACTTCTTTCTGAGTTTCTAGTAATTCCTTTTCAAGACTTACTTGATTTGTCTTTTGCTCTGACAACTGACCTGTAATAGTTTCCTCAAGTTCTAACATAGCTACTTTAGACTCTTGTAAGGCTATGAAGTTTTCTTCACTAGCGTTTATGTCATATTGTTGCTGTGCTGCCGTTATACCTATCTGTACTTGCTCTCTTTGGAGTTTCTGTTGTTCTTCTAATATTGTATTTAACTTATTATTAGCTTCAATTCTTTCTTCAAAAGTCTTTGTTTCATCATCTCTTATTTGTCTTTGAAGTTCTGCGTCTTTTAAGAACTGAGCGTTTAACATAGCAAATTGTACTGCTGCTCTATCAGCTGCCTTTGCCGTTTGAGTAATTGCATCAGCTTGTTTTAATGTTTCAGTAGTATATTTAACAATAGTTTCAGTAATTTTCTCTAAGCTATCATCTACACCTGTATAAACGTCTACAACTTGAACTCCTGCCTCTTTAATAGTATCAAAGGCTTTACTAAACTCTCCGTCTATTAATTGACCAAACGCTTTACCTACTAACCCTAAGACTTCTAAGAACTCATTAAACCTAACTACTAATCCATCTTTAATAGCCGTTCCTAACTCTTTAATCTTTGCACTTGGGTCTTCAAACAACTCTTTGAAATATCCTGTAACTGTTCCTATGTTATTTGATATAAAACCAAACAAGTCATTGAAGGCTATACTTAAAGCAGTCATAGCTGTATTAAATACGTCTAATACTTTTTGATTCTTACTAAAGACTTCCATTAACTTAGCAAGTAACGCTACTACAAGACCAATTCCTGCTGCTTTAATAGCCGTTCCCATTCCTTTAAAAGCTTTGCTAATACCACCTACTCCTTTCTGTGCTTTAGTAGATTCTGTAGTTAGCTTTTTAGTATCTTTTGCAACCTCGCCAATATTTGACTTAACTTCCATTTCTAATACTTCCTTTGCCATAATTTTATTTTATAAAGTTACCCCTGTTTTTAATTGTGTGAATCTTATATTACTTACCCATTCTATTGTTTTGTCTGCTGCACCTTCTACAGACATAATATAGTTTGTTCCTGATACTGTGCTTACTGCATCCCATCCTCCTGTAGAGCCTGAATTAGAATGTGAAATAGTAGAACTATCAACACTTAATTCTCCTGACTTATTAATCACTACACCTGTTTCAATCCAAGTCTTAAAATCTCCTACTGCACCTGAACCTGTACCACCTACTCTTACCGCTAGAATATCAGCCTCAAACATTATTGCAGTATTCTCAGGAACTACAAAGAAACTATCTGTAATTCCATTTAAGTAACTATAAGCATCAATTCCGTCTGTAGTCTGTGTTCCGTATATTAATTGAATAGCTTGTCTTTTACCTAAACTGTCTGAACCTGCGTTACCCCCTAAGACAATAGAGTTATCAGCTGTAGCTTCTCCAAAAGTACCAAATACGTTAGCATTGTTCACTCCATTAGCTATCTCGTTATTACTTCCTATTATAATGTTATTTCTTGAGAATCCTTTTACAGTATTACTCTCTCCCATTATAAGAGTATTGTTAGTTCCTGTTTCTGTTACATTCTGAGCGCCTTTTGTACTATTATTTGAGTTATTAAAACTTCTATTAAGGTTTGTATTGAATCTAAATATAGAACAAGTGCCTTCTGCTTTATTATATGTATATCCATAAGCCTCACATTGTAATTGGTTAGGTGTTATCTCTCTTGCTCCGTCAGTAAAAGATACAACTCCAAGTGCTGAAACTGATAAAGGTTTAACTGTGAATCCTGTTAAGAATGGTATAGAATAAGTAATTTCAGGCATTATGGTATAAGTATAAATTCAACTGTTGCTAAATCGTTTGGCTTGTAGTCTATTTTGTTCACTCTAAAGACTCTGTTCTTAATAAAGACTGTATCGTTAAACTTGAACGTATTAATGTCAGCAGGATTAAGGTTTACTTTGATAGTCATTGTCCTAGTATTAGGATTGTAAAGCTCATTGTAATAAGGTAGCCAATAAAGATTAAATAAGTTATTTACTGTTGGTACATCTCCTGTTAGTAATTGACATTCTCCAAAATGAAAATCTCTTGTGTCTGTAATTGCAGGAGGTACTGTTGTTATTGTTGGTATGTCTGACAAATGACTAAACTGTAAGAAGTCTGTTTCTGCTATTGTTTCTGCAACTCCATTTTGTGCAGGTATATAATAAGAAGTTCCTGTAGTCTTGATTCCATTATCATACATTATTCTAGGACTATTATCAAAGCCTTCAGAAGTATCATCTTCTGAATTATAAGAATAAAGTGCAGGAGTTATAAATTGAGCAAAATTATCCTTTAAAGGTCTAATAACTGTAGCTGCAAAAGGTTCTGCTATAACTTCATCTAATCCATCTAATATGTTAAACTCATCTGTAGCGTTAAACTTCTTACTTCCGTATAAATGTCCACCTACTTGATTCTTATAATTAGTGAAAGCAAAGTCATCTTCATCTTCAACAAACTTAAAAATAGTCCTTCTGTTTAAATCAGTTAATGGTTCTAATTTCATTTCTGAAACATCTATCTTGTCAGTCCAATCGTGTTCAATAGTTCTATCTGATAAACTTGTTCCTGCTGTATTATTTATAAATACATCTACATAAGGTTCAAACTTAATATTGTTAGGATTATTTTCATCAGGAATAGTTACTAAGTTGAACATAGTCATCAATCCCTTTAAGAACTCCCATTGTCCTAACTCTCCTCTTAATGTTTGTAATAATATATTAGTAGTTATTGCTATAGTATTTACATTAAAAGTTACATTGGAAGTTGGAGTTATACTATCTTCATACATTCTAACTGTTGCCGTACTGAAAGGATTGTTTCTTTTAAATTGAGCTTGCAAAGTATCTCCTGTTAATAGTATTTGATTGAAATTAGTTGAAAAATCTCTATAATCTGATGGTGGTATAGACAACTGAGTTACAGCTATTGGAATTGAATTATAAAGCCATTGACAATCTACAACTTGTGTTACTGTAGTAGAAGTGTTTTCTATCCTATAACCTCCTGATATATTATACTGCTCTCCATCTGTTGTAGCTGTTATGATGTTAGTAGCTAAATCGTAATTAGGAGGAACATTATTTGTTGGAGTATTTTTTAAAACTAAATTAGTAAATGTAGTTCCTGCATATACTGACGCACTTATAACACTTGATATTTGTTTTGCCCATTGACCATTAAAACTATTTATACCTGTAACATTAGGGACTTCTGCTGAACCCCAATTAAAGTCAATATATAACTTTTCAAAGTCTGTGGTATCAAAGAAATTAGAAGTAAAAGTAAAAGGAGTGTTTTCAAATATTCTTTGTATTATGTACTTGATATTTATGAAAGGTCTGAACGCTTGTTCTAAAGACGTTAATTCAGGTCTATTTAGTGTAGCACTACTTCCTGTTGAACCATTAGCAATTAACCAATTATTATTCCAATTTACAAAAGGATATTTTAATGTTTCAAAGTCTGTTCTAAACCCTGATGTATTTGCATTAGTCCAAGTAATAGGGGTAGTCTGTCCTGACGTTATCCCATCATTCCAACTATATTTAATCTGTGTCTTATTATAATCGTGGGATAATTCTGAAAAGTCTAAATCTCTAAAGGATAATTCTTTTAAGTAATCTGCTAAAGCTATAACCTCTGAATATAGATTTACATTGTAACTTATCTCTCCGTCTTTATCTGTTACATCTAAGAGCCTTAAATAACCTTTGAATAGTACGAACCCATCTTGTTTTAAAACGCACTCAGACTTCTTGTAAGGACTAAATATTGCTCCATCATCTGACCTTGTTATTTCAAAGATTTGATTAAAGATTTTATTATTTCTTTTTGTTGCAGGTAAATTAAAAGCCTTAGAATATGACTGAACTTTCTCAGCTACATTCTTGAAGTTATCTACACTAAGAGTCAAGGGTAAGTCTTCATCTTCATACAAGTCTAGGATTACTTGACCATCTGATAAGATAGGGTCGGCTGTAGTAGAGCCTATAGGTAAAGCAGATATTGAACTTATTTCAAGATTAAGGGCAGCAGGATGAGAATAACTTATCATTATAGTTATCTGAGGTGCAGATGCAATGAAAATCTTTGATATTTGTGTTACATTTGAGCTGTAAGATGTAGAGCTTCCTTGAATTGTTGTTCCATTATAAGCATCTACTTTAACAAAACCTCCTGCTTGTGGTGTAGATATATTTATAGTTACAACATATGGCTGTCCTATTGTTAAATTAGATAGCTGTTGATAGACTCCTGTTATATTTGCGTTACCTGATTCTAAAACTAAATTAGCTAAAGATACAGTAGGGAAAGCAGAAGTTCCACTTAAGTTTTTCCTAAACCTATACCACGTATTAATTATTGAAGGAGGTGCATTAGTTAAAGTATCTACATAAGGTGTAGCTGATGTAGTTGTATAAGTTCCTGTATTATCTAAATCAGTAAAAGAAATACCATTGACAATAGCTTCATAAGGAGAACCTGAAAAAGCATTATAGACTCCTTCGTAACTTTGTGGATATAATATAAGTTGTACGCTCATTATACTGATTGTGTTCTTAGTGTTTTACTCTTTTCAACTTCAAATGTGTACTGCATAAGCTTATCGTTTGCTACAGTCTTTCTAGTATAGCTTGAAGTAGTAAGTCTTGCAGGTGTTACATAAGTATTAGGAGAAGAAAGAGTTGCATCTACTTGGAAACCTTCTAAGATATAAACCTCAGGACTATTTATAAGCTCCTCAAACCATTCAGATTCTGATTCGTTTACAAAGTCTGTGTTCATACTTATCTTTTCCATTGCATTAACTCTAAAGGCTTTCTTTCCTCCTTTGTAGCCATTAGGTAAATATATACTTTCATTCCAAGTTCCTTCAAGTTGTTGGTATGTACTTCCCTTAGTTGAAATCATTTTAGTAGACTTCATCTTGAATGTATAGTAATCCCACACTCCCCATTGATTAAGCCAAGTAAGTCTTATAGGTTCGTAGCCTTTAAGAGTAGGACAGTTTATATTGATAGTATATCTATCTGAAATTGACGCATCTGAACTATTAAAAGCTTCTACTAGGTAATAAGATAAGTCAGTCATATTAGCAAGAAATACAGTACTCCAATTTTTTAAATTAGCAGGGAAACAACCTAGATGAAATAATTGATTTTTAGTTGCAGAATCCCAAGTTGTATTCCCACCATTAGCATCAACATTTTCTATTATAATATCTGTACCAAGTGGAGAACCACTATCATCATATAATTTAATTTTAAAGTAATCTAAAGTTGTATTAGTTACATCTCCTGTTTTAGGTGTAGTCATAAAAGATAAAGTTCCGTAGTCATTTATATTAGCATACTGAGTAGTTGGTGCATTAGTTAGCAATTGATTACCTGTTGCTCCACCTCCTAATTGAAATATCTCTGTATTGAATCCAAAGTTCCCTGTTGCATCTCTATTTATTACGTCTGTATATTTTAAGTAACCATTGATTAAAGTATATTGAACAGAATCTACTTCTTCATCATCTATTGGTGCTACTGTTCCTGTTGCCGTAGTTGAACCTTCTATTGTAAATCTTATCTTTAAGTATCTAACTACATTATCGTTAAGAGAATATTTATCTACTAAATGTAATGGATGTGTTTTAATAGCTGTTGTTGCTGCACCTTTGTATTCACTTCCTAAAGCTGCTAAGTTATCAGGACTTACAAAGCTTTCTAAAATAGGTCTAAAGTCATACATACCTGCTCCTGTGTTGTTTGGTGTAGTCTTGAATGTTCCTACTATAGCCGTTGTAGTTGCTAAGTCTATGTCTACTGTACTTATGTGAACTTCAGCTACATACTTGACATTGAAGTAAGCACCAACTGTAGCTGCATCTAAGACTGTAAAGATTACTTCCTGACCTACAGGATTTAGTGTGTATAAAGGATTCTGTTCTATTGATAGTGCCATTATTTAATTGTTGTTATGCTGTTAATTATATCTTCTTTTACGCTTCCTAGTAAGTCTTTACCGAACTCTTTTAAACCAAGTCCTAAAGGCTTTTGAAAGAAACTTATTCCTTGTATTCCGAAACGTCCAATCTTTCTAGCTATTAAGAATGTTATTGTCTTACGCTTTAAAAACTTACCACTTGCATCTCTTGGTGCTATTCCTTTTCTTACTACCCATTTATCTAAAGCTTTACTAGGTGGCTGTGAATGTCCTTTAGCGTTCTTATATCCGTAAGGAGTTTTTATTGTTTTGCTTTTATAGTCTTTAAAGGTTCTTTTCTTTTGAGTTCCTGAAACTCCCTTATCTACAAACTGACCATAGTAAGACATATAGAACTGAACAGTAAAACCATCAGCGTCTTCAATTACCTTAAAGCTAATAGACTCCTCAAGCTTACCTCCTTTACCTGCTTTCTGTAAGTTTCCCTTAGACCTATTCACTACTTGCTTACCGAAGCTATTTAAGTATCTTTCTATGTTTTCAGTCTTCATAAATCAAGAGTTATTTTCCATCCTTTCCATCCTATCTCTATTGTTAAATATCCGATTTTCCATTTCATTAATAACCTGCTCCTTCTGATGTTACAGGAATGATACAAGTTTGAAAGTCATTCTGAACTAAGACTCCAATAGTGAATGTCCATCCACAACAAAGATTATCAAACCTTTCTGAGAATGGTTCAATAGTGAATTGGTCTTGTGTGAAATAGATAGGAGCATTAATATCATTTTTTCCTGCTAAAGACTGTTGTTCTGAATGTCTAAGCATTCCTATAAAGTCTGTTGCTATTTGTAGAGTTTCGTTAAGTACATCTTGCTCGTTACTTAAAGTCTTGTATAGCTTTGGAAATTCAGCTGAAGCATTGTTCTTTGTCCAATCTTCCTTTTCCGATACCATATCCATTATGAAGATTTGAAACGAGTAGACAAGCTGACTATCGCCTGTAGCAACACTTGTAGGATTTAGGTGTAGTAATGGGAACTTCTGCATCTTCTCTAAGTTGATGTCAAAAATATCCCCTACAGATGTTGTGCTTATTTGCTTATGGTATTCTCCTAAACGTAAGAGAGTATTTACGATATTATTGTATGTCTTGTTATTAACCATTTCTTTTTACTTTATTTTGTGAGTTCAAATCTGTTTCATAACTAAGCCAAGTCAAACACTCTAACAGACTCAAGTTTGTAATACTTTCTAATTTACTAATGTCCTCTCCGCACAACCTATGCATCACTCCGAACCATCCCCACTTACTTGCGAAGTCATTACTAGCTACTGCGTCTTCGTTTCCTTCAGCCGCTCCATCAAATATAATGGCATAATCTCGGATAATACCTTCCCTAAATTGTAGAAAAAAAAAAGGGCAGACTGTACTTGTTCCGCTGACATTAGTTTCATTTCTTCAGCTCTGAGCCGAATATCTCCATCATACGGTTCAATTATATATATGTCATTCTTCTTTAGTTTAATAGGACGATAGAGTACAGCCATCAATTCAGGAAGACTTGAGTCTATTCCATTCTTGATGAACTGCTCAATGTCTGCGTATTCTCCTAAACTAATAGAATCTAAGTCAGGGTGGAATCCGTACTCAACTCCGTTAATCTCTATAATCCTTTTTAGCTTTGTATCTTGCTCTTGTTGTAACTCTCCTACCTTACTCATTATAACTGCAACGTCTGATAAGGATAGCTCCTTAATTAACTTCTTAGGAATGTCAGATAGTGCTGCTATTGTTTCTGTAGCCTCCTCAGTCTTTGTACCTGTTTCAAAATCGATTAAAGAAAGCCAAGTAGACAGAGTAACATCTGACCAACTATTGATTAGATTAAACGATTCAACTTTACCTTCTTTTTTAATTTTTACTTTCATACACTATATAATAGAAATTTACTGTTTTTAGTTTACTGCACAAAATACTTACCTGCGTTTGGATTGTCTAGGTGGTAGATTATATTGTAACGGATTCCGTCTATTGCGTGATTGTAGTTGTCTACGTAAAGCTTAGAGCCTTTATCTGCATAGACGTAGTTGTTTAACTCTTTAGCTATGTTCGTTGATTCAGGTGTTACTATAAGCTCATAGTCTTGCATTCTAGTTATACCACTTTCAATCGTTCCTTTCTTAACTGCTTTAATGTTTACTCCTAAATGTCTAAGGTCTGCTATAAGTCTTGGTTCAGCACTATCAGCTATTATCAGACTTTGCCCTACTTTATCTAAAACTATCTGAGCTAACTCTTGACTCTTTAATCCATTCCTGTATAGATGTTCCTTTAAGTATATCTTTTTGTGTTTCTTATCGATTGCAACTTCAGTAAGACTATCAGGGTCAATACTAAAACCGAAATCCATTCCACAAGATGTCTGTAAGTTATCAGGATTAAATTCTCCTATTGACCAATTCTCAAATACTACTCCTTCTGCTTTCGCTAACCAAGAACCAAGAATAGAATGATTATATTTCTTAAAGTTATTATGCTTAATGTCCTCTACACGCTCTAGGAAGCTAGTAGATAGATTATCTTTATTATCTAAGTAGTTAGTATGAATATAACATATATTGTCTTTAACACCATTAAATCCTGCTTCAACTCCTCTCTGCTCAAAGAATCGTTTATATATCCAATGCTCCTTAGTTGTTGGATTTAATATTAAGACTACTCTGTTCTGAGTTGTTTTTTCTCTAATACTTAGGTCTATCGTGTCAAATATAGTTTCGTCTACAAGTTCTTCTGCTTCATCTAAAATAAAAGTATTAATACCCATTAAAGATTTTAAGTTACCTGTCTGATTTCCTGCTGATGTCTTTATACCTCTGAATAGTATTTCTGAGTTGTTGCTAGTGTTTATTACTTCTGACTTGTTTACACTAAATGTATTCTCATAGCCGAGTAGTCCTATCTTTTCTAAGAACTCAGGAATGATTGAAAGGTGTGCTGATGTCATTGTGTAACGTGTGAATAGAATCCTAACATTCCTAGACATAGTTAATAGCGTTAGAAAGACTGTAACTGCAAAAGACTTACCTGAACCCCTACCTCCTGTTATAATAAAGTATCTAGCATCTGACTTAAAGAGTGCTGTGTATTTGTCGCTAAGATTCAGAGCTTATAAAGTTTATTAAAGGTACATTAAGACTTTCATCATTAGTAGTTACATCTACTCTTTGTTGTGGCTTACCATAGAAGTATTCAAAGTATAACTTAACTGCCCATTGTTGTTTTTGCTTTATACCTTCTTGTAAAGCTTCTAAGGCAATACTACTCATTGGTGTTAAGTGTTCTATTAGCTTTTGTTCTTCAGCCTTAGGCTTACGTCCTCCCTTATTACCTATTGTTCCTTTGTTGTTTGCTCGTTTATCCATAATCAGTTTAAATCAGTTATCTAATCTATTATATAATAGAAATTATTGTTATTTATTTAGAACATTTGTATTTGTTGTTTGTGTTTTTTTATTCTTTGCATAGCTGCTTCAAAATATTCTTTATCTAATTCACAAGCTGTTAAATCATATTTAAGATTATGACAAGCTATTGCAATACTTCCACTACCTAAATGTGTGTCTAAAATCTTATCTCCTTCCTTTGCGTAATTCATTAAAATCCATTCGTAAAGCTGATAAGGCTTTTGTGTAGGGTGTATTTTATTTCCTATATCTTTTTGATAAGCTCTATCGTAAAATCTTGTTTTACCAATAGAACACCAAGCTAATTCTCCTTCAGAAAAATGTCCGTTCTGATGTTTATTCCAAAATATAACACAATCTGTATTCGGTAACAATTCTAAATAATAGTTAAACCCCCACATTATTTGATTCTTACTTACTCTAAATAATTCTTTTAAATAGTCTTTTGTTGGTGGAGTGCTTAGTGCTGCATAATTAAATTCACTTCTGTTAAATCCTGCTTTTAATCCTGTAACCTCTTTTTTATAAGGAGGGTCTACTATTGCTAAGTCAAAATGATTGTCTTCATACCTTGACATTAACTCCATATTACATTCATTTGTTATATTCATTCGTATTCATTTGGTAGCATTAGTCTTATGCCTAATTCAGTTATTGCCCACATTCTTATTTGGTCTGCATATATCTCAAAGGCTTTGCTATCCATTCTAGCTGTAGACTTGACTACTTGGATTCCTACATTCCTATCGTTTATTTCTATACTATTCCATTCACTTGAGAACTTGACCTTTAGCAGGTCGTGTATCTCATCAGGAAAGTATCCTAGTTCATTAGATAAGACTTGAACAATACAACTCCAATAATAGTTATTCTGCATATTGCTTCTTGTGTTTCTTTGTTTCTTTACGTCTACTAAATAGTCATTACCTAATTCCTTTAAATAGTTTATTAGAGTTTGCTTATCTTTATCACACTTTATCACGAACTTCATTAGTCAAAGGATTCATTAATTCCTCTTGAGCCTACTAGCTTTTCCTTTGCTCCTTCCCATAACTTATCCCTTCTCTTAGTTAGACTAGGCTCTGTTCTTTGAAGTGTAGGTATGCCTTCTGTTGGTACGCTATCCATATACAAGCCACATTCACATTCAGCTTCCTTTGCTACCCAAGCACCATCTCTGTAGACTATTGTAGCTTTAGATAGTTCTTTAGTCTTTCCACATTCGCAAGTGTATAGTGTCATCTCTTTAGCTTATCAAGTTCAAACTCTAAATGATTAATAGCTTTCTGTATGCACTCAATCGGAGAGTCGTGCTTCCTATCTGCTCGTAAGAGGTAACTGACTGCCACACCTGTATTGTAAGATAAGTCAAAGTCTTCAATGACCTTACGTGCTTCTATCTTGTATCGTCTTCCTATGTAATAACTTGGTATTCTATTATTTTTCATTTTGTTTTTGTATTTCTTCGTAAGTTCTATTTTTATCTAAGTTATCCATATTCCAAAAGAGTTTTTCCTTTCTTCTGTTCTTAATTCTTGTTTCTATTATAGTCATAAGAATAACCACAAATAAGAAGATTGCTGTTAAGATGCCTAGTAATGTAAATATAATCATAGTTTTATTCTGATAAAAGTCTTAGTAGTTGGCTACTCGTGTAGATTCTTTCACTTCCTGAATAAGTATCAAAGATACAAGTAAAGTTATCTTCTTCCCATATCCATAAAGAATTTACTTTGTTCTTGATGTGTCCTTTCAACACCCATTTGATTGTTTTGTATGTTCTTTCCATATCTATTGTTTTAGTTTTTTAAAAAGTTTATATAATAAAGTAATATCTATATCTATAAATTTATCAGGGTAGTTTTTATACAGCCATAGTTTAAATTCATTCACTTCTTCAATTACTTTTTGATTAGCATATTGTTCTAATTCAATTTGCTTTGTGTCATCTAAGTTACATTTTATCTTGTTTTGTTCCATATTAGATACACTTCTATTGTTTTAGTTGAGCCGATTACTATTTCTATTCGGTTCATTGTGTCTTGTAAATTGATGAATAAACTAGACACTTTAAAATTAAAGTTATATGCATTCCTTCTTGTTCATCTCCTCCATCTGATATTATTATCTCCATAGTCTTATTGTATTGGGGAGGTAACCACACCCCCCCTTTACTACTCAGGTCTGAAAAATTAAAAGCTCTTAGGTCTTACCCTTTATTGATTAATTATTTCCTGAGTATTCTTTATATATCTTTTTTATTCCATCAAAGCAAGTGGATATACAAGAACCACAATTAGTTCCTGTTCCATAGTTAGTATTGTATATCGTATTGTAAAGTTGAATCATCTTACTTTTTGCTGCTTGGTTTTTTGCTCTACCTGTTTTTAAGTCAGGGTATAAAAGTATAATCTCTGCTATTATTTCTTCAGGTATATCTGTTCTAACTTCTACCTCTGTAGTTTTGCTCCAATACTTCTGAGGACATTCTTGATTTGCTATCCTAGACTTCACTTTCATAAAGCATTTACATACTGTGCAGTTTCCTAAAATACTTGAATAGTAAACACAACTCTTACAGATAGACATTCTATCTTCATATATCTCCTGTGGTACAAAGAACTTATTCATTTAACTTTGCCTTTAGTTCTACTCTTACTTTGTCTATTGTCGTAAATAAACTATTCCTGCTAATTCCTGTCTTCTTCGCTAAACTATCTAACGTATTGGATTCATAATAATATAACTCAAATATCTTTTTATCATACCAAGTTAAATCTTCTAATGCTATATCTATTTCTTCTAATTTATTCCATTGATAATCAATCTCTTGATTAGGAATATTGTATATGTGCTTGTGGTTGCCGTTTATTTGTTGTTCTTCATTTGTATAAAACTCCTGAATTACATTATAATACTTCTTGTATTTGTAATAGTAATTACTTCTAGGACTTGTTAAAGCTCTCCTTAATGCTACTGCACCATACCTAATAATTCCTTCCGTTTTATCTTTCTCCCAAATATTTGATAATGTTTCTTGATTCATACTTAGAAAGTAAAGCATTAATTCCTGCACAGATTCATTGACTTCGTTCTCATCAGTAGTTAATCCGTAAGCCATAGTCCTAAACTTATCTGATAGCTTTGATATTTCTAAATAAATCTCAGTCATTAATTGGTTCTATCTTGTCAATCTTATCTACTGTGCTTTGTACTAACTCATCAAGAACTAATCTATATGCTCTGACTACTGCTGAATTGCTTTTTGTTTCTACTCCTGCAAAGAATCCATTAGTTGCTACTGCTAAGTTAATTGGTATTATCATTAACCAATCATAGAAATTTTCTTCACGTTGCCCTGCTCCATAATTGTTGTGGTACTCTATGATAATTCCTACTACTTCTAAATAATTGTTGTATCTATTTTTTGTGCTTACTTCTTTTGCAAACTCTTGGCACATTGTTATATAAGTTTCTACTATTACTCTGTGTTCATCATTTGCGTAGATGGGTTCTATCATACGCCAAAGATATTAAAAAAGTTACTGTATTCCTTTATCTTCTTTTAAGTTTTTAACAAGTGATTTGTAATAACTTATCTTTTCTTCATACTCAATACTAGAAATCTTTAAAGTTGTTCTAGCTAAAAACTCTAATTCTTCTGCTGTACCTTCTCCATACTTAGCATCTAATCCTAAACTAAATTTATATTGTTCTCCCCAAGAATATACATTACACTTCACGCATTGAACCTGACAATTTTCCTCATCAAATCTAGTAGATAAATGTTTCCTACTTTGAAAGTGTCCGTTCTGCATACCATCCTTATATCCTCTGACTACCCCACAGGTAAAGCATTGAATCATTCCATACTCGTTAGCCTCTCTAAGTCTTATGTAAAGACTGAACCACTTGTCTAACTCCTTTTTTAGTTTACTGATTGTCTTTTTCATATTCTAATTAAGTTTTTGATTAATACTTTAACTAACATCTCTTGGTCAAATGTACTTCCTTCTCTTACTGCCCTTCCTCCATAGTAGAAGATTCCTTTTAAGTTGTTAATTCTTTCATAGACTATAGCGTCATCAAATGCCCATAAGATAGCTACAGGTTTTTTAGTTTGCACTTGTAACATCTGACCTCTTACAATTTTACGCATTGAAACTATAACATCACTAGAATCTTCTATACTTCTATGAACTCCCTTAACTTCAGCGAACCCTGTTATCTTTCCTTTGTTATAAAGGACTGCGTCTATGTGTGCATATTCAGGATGCTTAGCAAATGTCAATCCGAAATGATTAGCAAATGTTTTAAGAGTTTCTTGCTCCCTTAATTTATTTGCTTTGTTTTCGAACTTCATTCTTTTCTTCTTTAGGCTTTTTAATTGATACCCACTTTTGAGGTCGGTATGTACTTGGCTGTGGGAATCCGAACATCATTCGGAAACTTCCTGTTTTTACAGGGTCGTACAATTCTTCTTTCTTCATCTTAAAATAATTTGTTTTGTTCAACTTCATTTTCTTTTATAATTCCTAAAGCTTGATTTAATATATGTAAACCTAATTCAGAATTAACTGCATTTCTTTCTTCTAAAGGTTTTTTACAAGCTTTATTACCATATTTAGGCATCATTGTTCCTATATCATCTTTTGGTTGTTTTATCTTATTGATATTAAAGTTAGACCATAAGTAATGCCTACCAATCTTTAAAGGCTTTATAAGAGGTTCATAATAACTAACTACATTTTCTACACAAAACTTTCCTTTGTAAAAATTCTGTAAAAATATTATTTCTTCGTACAACTTCATTGAAGGATAAACAGGTCTTTTTCTTATATGCTGTGTAAAATAATTTGTAGTGCTATGCGATTGACAAGGAGGACTGCTCCAAATGAAATCATATTCTTTGTAGTTATCTAGTAGATATTCGTGTGCATCACCAACTACAACTGTATCATTTGGGTATAAATCTCTGTACTTATTAGCTATCTTTTCATT